TACTGTCTCGAATACATTTTGTAAATAACGGATTCAAATCACAAGGCCATGCATTTGCATGGCTTTTTTATTATCAGGTCCCGCAGGAATCATCATCGACACGCTTCGTTGTTAAATCCAGCCTGACGGGCCTGACCCTTTTCAAACACACAGCTTCCCGATCTTTCATCGGAGGCGGTAACTATGGCTAAACGTATGCAAGACAAAGAGAGCATTGCCGGGATGTCCTGGCTGGTTCTGCTGATCATTGCTTGCTGGGGTGGACTTGTCCGCTACCTGATAGATGTGAAGCAGAGCAAGGCAACATGGAGCTTGATCAATGCTCTTGCCCAAATGGTGGTTTCAGGGTTTACCGGCGTTATTGCTGGCCTGGTGAGCATTGAAAGCGGACTGAGCATTTACATGATACTGGCCACTTCCGGGATTAGCGGGGCAATGGGTTCTGTTGCTTTGACCTATTTCTGGGAGCGCATTACCGGAGTTAAGGCGCCATGACAGCAGATCAGATTATCGAGGGCATCCTCGGTAAAGAAGGGGGTTACGTAAATAACCCGAATGATAAAGGCGGCCCAACGCGCTGGGGTATCACGCAGACTACCGCCCGCGCATATGGCTATAGCGGCGATATGAAGGCGTTACCACGGGATACAGCCAAAGCAATTTATCTGTCGCAATACTGGACTGAACCGAAGTTCGACCGCATTGCCGAGTTGTCGCCAGTAATTGCACAGGAATTGTGTGATACCGGCGTGAACATGGGGCCGCGTGTCGCCAGTACATTCCTGCAGCGTTGGTTATCGGCGCTGAATATGCAGGGCAATCTATATCCGGACCTGAAGCCGGACGGCGCGATAGGCAACATCACTATTGCAGCGCTGAAAAGTTACCTGGCAGTTCGCGGCAAAGATGGCGAAACCACATTACTGAAAGCGCTGAATTGCAGCCAGGGCGCTCGCTATCTTGAGTTGGCCGAAGCGAGGCCAGCTAACGAAGCGTTTCTATACGGCTGGGTTAAAGAGCGGGTGAGCCTATGACGATGATTATTTTTTCCCTGCTGGCGCTGGTGGCCGTGCTCGTTCTGTTGCTACTGCGCAAATATACCCAGTTGGAGTTTGTTGGTCATGCCCGGTTGCTGCTTAAAACATGGTCTGTCCGCCTGGGCGCTGCCGGCGCGCTGGTTGGCGTATGGGCGCAGTCATTCCCGGATGCCGCGCTCCATGCCTGGGCGATGCTGCCGACGGACATTAAAAATATTCTGCCGCCCAATGTTGTGGAGATGATTAGTCCTGCTCTGGTGGTGCTCGCCATTCTTTCTCAGTACGTCAGACAGCCAAAGCTGAAAGATAAAGCCGATGAGCAGCAGGAGGCGCAATGAGCCTTGAATTTACCAGCGGGCTGGTAGTCGTTCTGCTTGGCTTAATCGCTGGCGCATTTGGGTTAGGCCATGCCCGCGGGACCAGCAAGGCAGAAGCCAAAGCCGATCAGCAGCGAACCGAAGAGAACGCCGCTGCTACCGTCGCCGCAGCAGAACGGAAAGAGGAAGCCACCAGAGAGGCCAGCAATGTACAGCAGACTGTTAGCCATATGCCTGATGACGATGTTGATCGGGAGCTGCGCGAGCAATTCACCCGCCCCGGTGGTGGTTGATACCGCCTGCAACTGGGTGCGGATCATCTACCTGACTGACCACGACATAGACGTGATGGATAAACAGACGAAGCGCGACATTCTGGCGCACAACAAATCCGTGCAGGCCAACTGCCCGCAATCAACAGACAGGGTTACACGATGACCAAGACAAAGAATATTGAATTTCGGCTGAGCAAACTTGAGAAAGGGCCAGACAAGAAGGTTCTGGCCATCATGGAGATAAGGTCGAGAACTATTGCAGGTAGCGTGCTGAAGCAGATTCCCTGCCAGGAGTTGAAAGATCGATAATGTCATTGAAGATAGCCTTGTAGGCTTTATTTAACTTCTCAACTGTTTTCGGGGTGATATCACTCGTAGGCGGCGCGTCGATACCATCCATTAATTCTATTTCAGCAAATTTTCTCAAAACCTGAAGGACATTTTCTTTTTGTTCTTCGGGCATCGTTTGCACGATAAAAGCAACAACGTTTCTCAGCGCCAGGATTTGAGCGTGAGTTACGTAGTAATGATCGATCATATTTTCTCCCTGTTCTGTTGAGTTCGACGATTTAACAGTATAGAGGAGAAATGTTGTCCGCCACCCTGTAGCAGCCTTTAATCGTGATGCCTCGCAATAGCGGGGCTTTTTATTACCAGAAGAAGAAGGAAATACCATGTTTACAGTTAAGACCATCATCAACGGTGTAACCCATATCTGCGAACAGTCGAGCGTGACGATTGCCCGCGCCGGAAGTGATCAATTCGACGGGATTCTTAAGCAGACCAACGACCACTCAAATCCTGACTTCGCCATCTGGCTGCCGGCTGCTTACCGGGATATTGATTGCACGGATGTTCTACAGGAAGAGGAGTTAATCGTCAGTGAGCGCTTAGGTGTTCTTGATGAGGATGCTATTGCCATTCTGGTTGAGGATTTCGAAAGCCCGCACTATCCCGAGAGAGAGGCGTTCGACGGCTTAAGATATCAATTCGTCTATCCGGGTGACCAGGTGTACGTGATGAACTCCCACGGTTCGACTATCGAAACCGTGAAATAGGGCATTAACGGTATTTAAAACGGAGGGCTGATGTTCTATTACATCTGGAATGGCTTATTGATCATCATCGTCATAGGCTTGCCGATTGTTTTGATGATCGCTTCAAATGGTGCGCAACCCACGTCTATGTCCTGCCGTGAGATACATGCACGGCATGGAACACCCAATAAGAAACCAACGAGCCGCTAAATAGCAGTTTTGTGCGCCTCGCAGTAGTACTTTCACCGATAGGAGGCATGTCACCCCTCATCATTGTGTTAATCTTAATCACCGCATGAAAACTTGGGGTAATTATGGAATGGATTAACGTTGGTGAGCGAATGCCTCAACCATTTGAAATGGTTATTCTCGATACTGACAAAGGAATTGCTGTTGGCTGTTTCGATGGTTTTGGGGAACCCAAACAAGCTATTTTTGGTTTTACCGGTACCGTAGCGCACTCACAGTTCGAAGTGTTGCGATGGATGCCATTGCCTACAAAGTGACGCTTATCGCCATCGCAAAGGCCACCTTCGGGTGGCCATTTTTAATGGCTTAACTAATGGTGGGTAAACATGGCAACTCTGAAAGATCTTTCCCGCCAGTTAACTCAGTTACAGAAACAAATACCCTTCGCCACTGCTCAGGCAATGACAGCCGTCGTACGGGAAATTGCCGCAGCGCAAAAAGTCGCACTGGGCCGAAAGCTGGAGTCGCCCACACCGTTCACGGTTAATGCTGTGGGCTCATCGGGGGCCAGAAAGAATAACCTCCGCGCAAAAGTTTATGTGCGTGATATCGCCGCTGAGTATCTGGAGCCATTCGAGTTTGGCGGCGAGCATAAGCTGAACAGCCAGGCACTGCTCAACCCGAAGAACATAAAACTGAACAAGTACGGCAACATGCCGCGCAATAAGCTGTCGCAGTTGAAAGCGAAGCCCAATGTGTTCGTCGGTGAGGTCAATGGCGTAGATGCTGTTTGGCAAAGACGTAAACCAATGAAGACGAAAAAGAAACGCGCTAAGCGCTCAGCAAATGGTACGCGTCGACCAAAGCGGAAACAGCGCGCTCCCAAGCTGCTGGTGAGGTTTGGCGATGCGCTGCCCGTAACGCCAGTGCTCGGGTACATGGACCGCTCACGGGCTATGGCGGAAGCATTGATGCCCGGTGCGCTGAGCCGTGCCATCGCTGATGCGATCAGGACGGCGCGGTGACCCGCCCCAACGGGTTTGGGTCCTTCCTGAGACTTTTGTAAGGCACGGGCATTGCGCGCCGCGGTGTTTTTGTAGCTACAACTTTTTATTTTGTGTCCCATGTCCCACCTCAAGGGATCGCCAGCCACGCCAGAGCCAGCACGGATTATTCCATTTATTCCAGTGGGACATTCGTGTGGGACATTGCAAAAATGTCCCAGGTAAATGTCCCACCCCAAAAATGTCCCAGGTAATGTCCCATGACCACGATGAACCAGAGTCAGTACGCACAACATTCAGGCGTCGACCGCAAAACTATTGGCCGCTGGATTAAAGCAGGTCGGTTTATCGTCATGAACGGCGACCTGATAGATGTTGAAGCCAGTGATGCGGCGCTAAAGAAAAACCGCGATGGAAAAGATCCTCGGGCATCGAACGCGAAGAAGAAAAAGACCCCGGCACCTCGGGACGATGGCGATGATGAAATTGATAAAACCGTCCGCCAGATAATGCTTACAGAAGGTGCAGATCTTTCCCGGGAAGAGGCCGCGCGGATCCGTGAAAATTACATGGCCCTGCAGGCAAAGCTTCAGTATGAAAAAGACAGCGGCCAGACAATTGAATTGGCCATCGCCGAAGATGTCCTCTTTAACGCCTTTCGCCAGCAGCGTGATGCCTGGCTGAACTGGCCTTCACGCGTGGCACCGCTGATAGCCGCCGATCTGAATGTGCCGGCGGACAGGATGACAGAGGTGCTGATTGAACATGTCCACAAACATATCTCAGTCCTCGGAGAACCAGAGTTTAACCCAGCGGAAGATTGAGCGTCTTCAACTGAGTGTCCGAAAAGGGTGGACACCGCCGCCGCGGATCAGCGTCCCGCAATGGGCCGATGACTACCGGAAGCTGGCGAAAGAAGCTGGCAGCACCTCCGGGAACTGGGAAACATCAACGGTAGAGATCGCCCGCGGTCCTATGCTGGCGGCGACTGAATCAGGCGTCCACGTTATTACCGTGATGTGTTGTACCCAGTTAATGAAAACCGCGCTGCTGGAAAACCTGTTCGGTTATTTCGCACACCTCGATCCATGCCCGATTTTGCTCCTGCAGCCGAAAGAGGAAGCCGCAGAGCAGTTTTCGAAAGAGCGTATCAGCCCACTGGTACGCGTGACACCGGCGCTGCGTAATATCATCGGTGACTCAAAACAGAAGAGTTCGAAAGAAACCATTCTGTATAAAGCCTTCACCGGCGGATTCCTGGCGCTGGCTGGCGCCGGTAGTCCTGATAACCTTGCGCGCCGTCCTATCCGTGTTTTGCTGGCGGATGAGGTGGATAAATATCCGATTACCCGTGAGGGTGATCCCATCGCCCTGGCGGAAGAGCGAACCGCGACATTTGGCCTGAACTGGCTGTCCGTGCGGGCTTGTTCGCCGACCGTTGAGGACGAGAGCCGTATAGCTGACAGCTACGCTGACTCCGACCAGCGCCGGGCCTCGGTCGTTTGTCCACACTGCGGGCATCGGCAATTTCTGGATTTTTTCAAACACGTTCAGTGGCCGAAGGAAGGTGATAAACACCTGACGAAATCAGCCATGATCCACTGTGAGTGCTGTGGTGCTGGATGGTCTGAAGGTGAACGCCTGCGCGCATTACAGACTATCCGCTGGCACCAGACCAAACCGTTTGAATGCTGCGGTTCGCGTCATTCGCCGTTAATGGAATACGACCAGAAATGGCATGAAAACGACGAAGGTAGCGTTGATAACGTCTGGCGCTGGTCTGAATCGGAGCGGCACGCAGTATACCGGGCGGTTTGCCCTGATTGCGGTGCTGAAGCGCTGGATAACCATCACGCCGGTTATCAGGCATCAAAACTGTTCAGCCCCTGGCAGAAAGATAAACCATCGGATATCGCGGGGAAATATCTCAAGGCCAAGGGGGATCCGGATAAAGAGCAGGCCTGGTGGAATACCCAGATGGGGCTGCCGCACAGACCCAATCACGGCAAGCAGTTGCCGGTTGATATTTTACTGGCGCGCCGTGAAGTGTTTCCGGCTCCCGTACCTGATGGTGTTGCACTATTAACCGCTGGGGTGGATACGCAGGATGACCGCTTCGAAATCACCATCACTGGATGGGGTCGTGATGAGGAATCCTGGTCGGTTTCCCACGATGTTATCTATGGCGATCTGGAAACGGATGAACCGTGGAAGCGTCTCGATGCGTACCTGAAGCAAATCTGGCGCCGGGGTGACGGCCGCGGCCTGAACATCATGGCGACATGCATGGACTCCGGCGGTCATCATACCCAGAAAGTCTACGAGTTTGCCAAAGAGCGTCTGGGGCGTCGTGTCTGGGCGATCAAAGGTGAGTCTGCCCAGAGCGGCAGGCGTAATCCGGTCTGGCCAACCAAACGACCGACATCAAAAAGCAAAGCGAGTTTCCGTCCGATCATTCTCGGCGTGAACTCAGCTAAAGATGTGGTGCGTGGTCGCCTCCACCTGGAGCCACCTGCTCCGGAAGTTTCTGCCGCAGGTTATATGCATTTCCCGGACGATCGGGACCTTGGATATTTTAACCAGTTGCTGGCCGAACGGCTGGTTTACAAAGTCACAGCAGGCCAACGTTACAGCGTCTGGGAGCAGATACCGGGGAGGGCTAACGAAGCGCTTGACTGTCTGGTTTACAGCTACGCCGCACTATGTGGGCTCAAGCATATGGGGTTAAAGCTCAACGTTCGGGCCGCTAACCTCGAAGCTAATCCTGATAAGTTCCTGCCAGCACCCACCGTACCAGAAGAAAAAATCAGCTACGAGTTACCGGGCGCGGTTATTGAAGAACCGGCGCCTGTTAAGCGTAAGCAAATCTCTAAACTTCTGCCGCAATAAGGAAAACCATGTTCAACCGGAATACTAGTCTGCTGGCTGGCTCGATGACTGATGAGCAGCTCAGGGACGCCCTGCAGAAAGCCCAGCAGGCATACATTGACTTAACAACCGGGAGTCGCGG